ATGCTCTTTTCAGCACAGGTGACGACTTCTTCGACATACTTGAAGGGAGGAGGAGGCGAAGCGGGCGACGGCTGGCCAATTCCGAAAAGCGGTAAAATCGTCGGGATCGATGTCTGGGACGGCGCAAACCTCCACTCTGTGACGGGGGAGGTATCATTCAGCGCGGGAGACAGAATATCGGTGTACGCAGCCAGCGGAACGACCTTCTCCGTATATGTGCGCATCAACGGCGTCAACACCACAATCGTTGCAACGAATATTGCTCCAAACAGCACACTGTTCGCCACTCTTAACCTGATTATGGAGTAACTCATGGCTTGGACTGACAGCGATACGGTAAAAATGCATCTGCTCAATGTTGATCGCCCATCATTAGCCATCAGAGACGTTCCTGTGAAGCTTGACTCAACCGGGAAAGGACAAACTCCGCATATCGGGATCACTTTCGAGAGCGAGGTCGTCAAGCGAGTCGCAACCGGCGCTCCGGTTGGACCAGAATCGGTCGCACTGGTCGGAACAAATTGGATCGATCTGGCGGAATCGAAGCTGGTTCCGGGACGACTGGTCGCAGCAGCCGATTGGAAATTGGCAACGGTTTACGACGAAGATTCTGATTACGTCGTGGACAGCGCTGATGGTAAGATCCGGCGGATATCCGGCGGACTGATCGCCGATGGAGCGACGGTCAAGGTGTTCTATCAACCTTACGAAGTCCTCGAACGGGGAACGGACTACGAATTCAACTGCGCGACCGGTGTAATTTCACCGCCAACGGGAGGATCGCTCGAAGCGGACACAATACTCTACCTCGACTACGACCTCGATGGCGGCGCCGGAGCAGATCTGCTTATTCCACAGGCGATTATCGAGGCGGAGAATAAAATCCTGTCAAGGCTAAAGGAAGGATATGGGACCAGCTCCACCGATCAAGGACTGATCACAGGTGCAACCGAATGCGCGCTCGCTATTGTCTGCCGGGGATTGGCGGCTCAAGCCTTGGCAGACGGTCATCCAGCGGCGGAAGGACGGGCGAAACTTTGGCTGACGCTTGCTTCAAGCTATGAAACTTCCGCAGCAGCGACGCTCAGGCCGTTCCTCGCGTCGCCTATGTTGAATCCGGGAGGAAAGCAGGCGAATCTGAGCTGGAGTTGATGGGAACAATATACGACTCGTATTCCTCCGCCAAGTTACGCCCGCGAACTGTTATGAACCAAATTACGACTTGGAGGCGGGCTTGAAACTTGGCGCGAACCAGTTTTCCGAATCATCCTGCCCTTCGTCGCCATCTGAGCTGGAGTTGAGGGGATGAAAAAGGGATAATAATGTGAAAATGTTAGTCATTAAGAAAAGGAGAATGAGGTCTTCCATTGACAGATGCAAACTCTCTTCATGGGAATGGATTTTAAAGTGTATCAAAACATTAGATGCGACTGGTGGGATTAAGCCATTTCCAAATTATCCATTCGCGTTGCGATTGGTTCAGGCACTGACAGAGAATCGAATTTTGATTATCGCCAAGTCGCGGCAGATGATGGCCACATGGACAGTCTCGGCGTTCACGCTTCATCGTTGTTTTTACAGTCAACCGGGACTATACCTATTCCTTTCAAAAGGGGCAAGAGAATCAGGTGAACTTCTTAGACGTTTGAAGCAGATTTCCAAGAATCTGCCGCCAATATTCAGTCAGGAAATCAAGGCGAAACGAGATGAGATTGAGTTTCTGAATGGGAGTCGGATCATTTCACTACCCGCAACGGAGTTTGCATCGAGGATGTACTCGCCAACAGGAGTGTTCTGGGATGAGATGGCGTTTACGCCGCACGATGAAGAGATATGGACTTCTTTAAAACCTGCAATTGATTCAGGAGGAACATTCACCGGGGTGTCAACTCCGAATGGTAAGCAGAATGTGTTCTACCAATTATTCAAGGACGACGCGAATACATTCGGCAAGTTAACACTGCACTACTCGGAACACCCATTGAGGGATGATGATTGGAAGATCGAGGCTGGGCGGGGGATATCAAAGACCAGATGGAGGCAGGAGTACGAGATTGATTTTGGGGCGATGGCGGACAGAGTATTCGACGAATTTGATCCTGAAATTCATATCAGAAAAGGGCGGTTTTTCGCAGCATTGGCAGGCGGTCGGATTTATCGGGGAATTGATTTTGGCTTTCACAGTCCATACGTGGTGTGGGTTCACTTGAGCGAGAGTGGGGAATTGACGGTGTTCGATGAGATGGAAGGCGAGGATCTGACGTTGGACAGATTAATAAGCGCAATCAGGGAAGTTGACCGGCGTAACATGCTAAAAGAGAAGGACTTTATCTTCACAGCGTGCGATCCGGCTGGAGCAGCCAAAAACGATTCCGGGTTGACATCGACGGATAGATTGAAGCAGTCTGGCATAAAGTTGGTGTGGAGAGCATCACTAATCAATGACGGGGTTGACGAGTTGAAGACGATGCTTCTGGATCATAACGGGAATGTGTGTCTCAAGTTTACTGCAAATGTCCCAAAGACGATACTCCATTTCCAACAATACCGGTGGGATAAAAAGAAAGAAAAACCGGTAAAAGGGGAAGGTCACGATCATGCAGTGGACGCGCTGAGGTATCTGATTGTCAATCTGTTCGGGCAGAAGGGGAAAGATTGGTCGGGGGCGAAGGTGATGGGAGTGGGGAGATAAAAAAAGCCGACGAAATCCGTCGGCTTCCTCTCAATCTTTGGGCTTAAAAAATGCCGAAAGTTGTTGCCAAGTTTGAAGGATAAACAGCACAGCGATCAGCAACACCAACACCGCACACACAGTAAATATGATGCACTCGAGTGTTGCGAAAAAGGGATTCGACGCTGGATGAAATTCAAAAAACCCCAGAAGAATTGGCAACAAAATTTGCTTCTTAAGGTTTTCAACGTTAGACACGTTTAGTAAAATCGCAGAGCATAGTAGCTCCTATTTTGGTAAGATCCTCATCTGCCCAATTTTTAGGCGACTTCCAAATAACCACTGTATAAATATACGAACTTGATTTGGGTTTGTCAAGTAAAATCAGAGGAACAAAATGGCGTTCTGGAACCGAAAGAAACGAAATGGACATGGATTAGATCAAGGCGTGCTGATCCGCGGCGGGAAAAAGCTCTCCATCGGAGGCGACCTATACGCTCCCGATTATCGGCGCGGAATAAGACGACTGGATGATCCACGATCACTCGGTAGAATTGTCGGTGGACCATTCGGCGGAATTCAGTCTGGTTTCGCCTATTCCGGCGGTAATCGGGGCGATTTCTTCCGCTGGCTGCGCGACAATGTCCCGATCATATCGGCAGGAGTGTGGGCTTGGGTCAGGCTCACAGCCACTCCCACCACAACTCTCATCTCCGGATCGGCTGCGGAACGCCTTCGAGCGGCAGAGGTACTCGAAGCCCTCGATCGACGTATTCTCGAGACGCCGTTCGGGCGAGGCTCCGGCCTCTTCAAGCTGACCGACGCCTACTTCCTTGAACTCTTCACGACCGGAAGATTCGCGGGTGAGGCGGTGCTTTCTGAAGATGGCCGCTCAATCGACCACTTTAGGTTCATAGACGGTTATAAAGTCGGCTGGGAGCATACCGAACAAGGCTGGACGCCGTTTGCGGAAGTCGAGAAGTCGGAAAGTCGGAAAGTTGGAAAGTCGGGCGGTACTGACGAAGAGATTGAGAGGTTCGATCCGAAGACGTTTTTCTACGGAACGCTCGGAACCGACGTCACCAATCCGGCGGGCGTTGAACCGCTTGCTTCCATCCCTTGGGTTGTAGAAATCCAACAGGTGATGCTCGATGATATGGCGAAGTCGTCGCACAACGCTGGCACTCCGAGAATGCAAGTAAAGATTGGCCGCCCTGAGCGCTTTTCATGGGAAGGCGATGCGGAATATACCGACCGCGCCAACCGCTTCTTTGAACAGTTGGCGTCCCAGTTCACAAAGCTTGAACCGGACGATAACATCTTCACATGGAGCGACGTAGAGGTAACCGTTGTCGGCGGCTCGGGTAAGCAGTGGGAATGGCGGCTCAACCGCGATCAGGTTGTTGAGGACGTTATCACCGGTTTAAAGCTTTTCCCGTGGGTGTTGGGGCGCACTCACAAGACTACCATGAACTGGGTGCAGTCTCAGTTTGATCTGTTGATGCAAATGGTCGCCGCACACCAGAAGTCCGGCGGTGATCTCATTGGCTGGCTCTGCAATCTCGAGCTGGAGTTGCAGGGGGTAAACGCGTCCGTTACACACCGGTTTTCAAAGCATCCCGATCCGTTCCGACTTGAGCGCGCCAATGCGGAGCGCGTCGAATTCGAGAACGTGGACGCCAAAGTCCAGCGCGGATACATCACTAAGGACGATGGCGCGAAGATGATGGGGCTGACAGGGGCGGCAAGAGTTGATGATGGTGATGGTGATGCTGATGGTGATGGTGGAACGCCATTATAGAAAAGTCATTGCGAGCCTTCCGCCCCTGATGTTCGCGCGCTGTACAATTGGATAGCGGGCGGAAGGCGAAGCAATCACTATAGAATGCGTCGATTGTGGGGCATGTCGGGACGACCTGCCCCACTTAAATAGATAAACCGAGTATATAACCGCCTTTTTCAATAGACAAAATATCGGCTCGTCGCTAATTGGTATGGGCAACTTGAAGAGTACATCATCCACTCATGTAGAGGCCAATCCGCATGTGGTTCAGCAGACAACTACTCTTCGGCTTGAATGCGGATTGTGCCTGTTCTCGACATAACCCACACTAAACAGGGCACAATCCGCCGGTGAAACGAACAAAGGCTAAATTGCAAACAACCGGCGGATTGGCCTCTACGCGTGGTGTGCACCTTCTGAATCCATACCCACACTGAACGGCGAGGAATCCAAACTATTCAAGGAATACCATGGACTGGATATACCGTGAACTATCGGGAATGATGCTCCCGGAACAAACCAAAGTTTCAGACGACGATCTGAGCGTCATCAATAATCTCCTCAATCCGCCCCCCATCCCGGTAACGGCGAGAGAAATCTACATCCGACGCTGCCGACTGGCAGGCGATGCTATCGACGCGGGAGGAGGTCGATTTCGTAATGAAGATCTGCCAAAGTTGCTTCAAATGGTGCAGGGCGCTCCTGCATTGGTGGGACACCGGCGCGAAAGCCTCGGCGTTGCGCGCTTCTTCGGCGGATCGCTTCTGACAGATCCCAAGAGTAATGTGACCTACATTGCCCCCAAATTCTACTGGATGAGGGGCCATTCCGGAGCGGAAGACCTGAGGGTTAACATCGACGGCGGAATCTGGTGCGAAGCGTCCATCGGATTTGTCTTCCGCACGCCGACCTGCTCGATTTGCGGCAATGACATCCGCCGCTGCGAGCACATCCCCGGATCAGAATACGGCGTTGAACCGGTGTTTTTCTTCTATGACGACATTGTTAAAGTGACCGAAGGATCGCTCGTTTATCGAGGCGCTCAACCGGGAACGGGATTCATGCTCGCTGATCCAGTTATGGAAAATGCTCGAGCGGGGAATTCGCCGCGTTTCCGCTGGAAAGGAATCTGGTATCGCGGCATACCGGAAAAGTTGATAACTCAGGAGAATTATTGATAAGGATGCGAAACACGATTGTTGAAGGCTTCTGGCGCACTGCCGCAGCGGCGTTGATGGGAATAGTCTCAACAGGAATTGCCGCGTGGCTGTTGGTCGGGCAGAAGGCTGTCGGTCGTGAGGAAGTTATGCAGATGATCGCTGCAGAATCGCCCTATGTCGCCGACCGGCGAGCTATCGAGGAGCGATTGGATCAGAATAACCGGCTACTCACACGCCTTGTCAGCGACGTCAGTGAAATTAAAATCGAACAGGCGAGATTGATCGAACGAGTCGAAGCGCTCGCAGTTAATGCAAACCCCCCACTGCCAATCCGTCGCGATCGGTAGTGACTCCAAACATGGATTCGCAGTTTCTGCCGACCGCGGCGGGTCGGCAGTGGGGGTAAAAGTCGGCAGTAGGGGTAAAGGTCGGCAGTAGTATTCGATCGACTAAGGAAGGGAAAATGACTCTGAAATTTGATTTTTCGATTATCGAACAGGCGGTCCGTCAGGTGGAAACTGCCTTTAGTTCCGGTGAGGGCGAAGCTAAACGAAAAGCAGCCGTTGCGTTGATCAATTCGGCGGTGGACGTTCCGTTTTTACCGGAACCGTTTGAAGCGGTGCTGTTCGGGTTGTTAGTGGACCTTGTGGTCTATCTCTATAATCGTCAGTGGGGTCATCAGTGGCCCCTTGAGGAACCCGTCAAGGAGGCTTCTCATGCCTGAATGGAGTTGGGTGCTGATCGGGGCGGTCGGAGCGCCGTTGATCGGATTTGTCTGGCAAGCGTTTCTGACGAGGGAGTCAACCGAACGATGGGGGCGTTTAGCGGGAGCGGTGATTGCCAAGTTCCTCAGGCAGCGGCTCGGCGTTACTGGCGGTGACTCTATCCGGGATCGCTTCCGCTCGACGGTTGCGGATTTCTGGCGTGGTATGGAAACAGGTCTGGGGGATGATCCTGCGAAAACTGCAACCGATGCGCGACATTAA